GACAGGATGTAAGAAACGCTTTGGTCGGTTTCGTCAATAATCTTATCTACGCGGTCTATTTGGTCATTGTCACTAAAAACGGTATCGCCTTCTTGCGCCCGCATACGATTAACAAGCAACTCGACAACCTCGAGGTAAGAGCGTATTCTCGCACTTTCAAATTCGGCATTTCCAAGATGGTCTATTCGCCAGCCACGACCAGTATAAAGACCTGTTTCAAATTGCGGGCTTTTTACTTCGTCGTGGAATATAACGCTACCAATAGAGTTTAAACCCTGTTGGAATGTTATACGGCCTTCGCAGACATCATCAACTAAGCGCGAAAGCTTACCATTGATGGCTTGTATAAGGTTTTCGGAATAGTATTTTTGTAATTCAGAAACCTGCACACGCATTTTACTTACATCGTCTGTTACTTGCCCTATTTGATTGAGGACTATTTCAACATCATCAGTAAGCGTAATGTCGTATTGTGGCAAAGACTTTTCGCCATATTTGACCGTTATCTGTTTGATATACAAAGCCATTTCAATTCCTGCATATTGGAATCGAACAATGCTATTATTTTGCATTTGTGCAAGTATTCCTGCGTATGTCGCAAGGAAATGCTCGTCAAACTTCAACGGATATTCGTAGTAGTACACGTTGTTTTCTAACATGTACTCGGTCATGGCATCATCGAGTTCGCTTTCCGCGTCTGATATATACGACGTAGGCAAGGATATTCCCAAAATAACGAATTGGTCGCCGCTATGTGGCTGCTGATAGATATTCGGCATAAGTGTGCCAAATGTTTCGGTTTCCTTTTGTACGACAATTGTAATCTGACCTTGTGACGAATCTGGATATTTCTCGCCATCGCGGGGGTGTCCTGTTCCGATTACTGGGTCAAATTTTCCTTCGCTATCATAGAAATTCTCCTTATAGTCATCCCAATCTACTTGAACTGGGAAAGTACACCCAAGACACGCACCGCTACGCATATTGATAGACATCTCTTGTGTGACTGCTGCACATGCGTAAAGGTCAAAGTTCAATTGTGGCAATTTCAGCTTGAAATATGATTGGTTGTATTCTCCATCGTCATTCATAGAATCGTCCCATGTAATGTTTATCACAGGGGATTGTGTGCCGTCGTAAACGTAATATTCAAAGTTGATATTGCCCGAAGTGTATTTGACGTGATACCAAACACCGTAGTCGTATTCTTCCTCGCGCAGCATTTCATATTGGAACGTATAACTACCACCGATGTTTGATATAGAATCCACTATACCAAGATTGTCATACACATTCTGCAAGGCATTCTTTTCGTTGTAGTTTGAACTACGCGACTTGAATTGCTGTATGCGAGAATTATAAACGGGTTTTGATATAACCTCAAAGTCGCCGTCGTAAGGTTTTACATCTACAATTGTTTTATTGTTAAGACGAGGCTTAATATCCGAAAATTCGTGAACTTCAAAAGACGGACTACCGTCCACCATCGGATTAGGATAGCTGTTGTCAGCGTCGTAATAGTCTTTTATTTCCGTGTTAGGATTATAGCCAGTAGCATACGGATTAACCTTTTTGTTTACAGTTTCCGTATAGATAGACGGCATAAGGTGTGTGCGCGTAAATGGATGTTTGATAAGACGCACACGCTGGCCTGCAACAATTCCGTCGTATATAGGATAAGAGTTAGCAGCACTTGAACTGTTGTTGATAGTGTAATCCCAATCTTGATTTCCAGTCCAAATGATTTGTGGATAGCCATAAGGAACGTTATCCTCGCTACCAAAACCAGCAATACGTGTAATAATCTTATTGTTTTTCGGTGTGCGGGAATTGTTCTTTAAACCTACGCCCTGCCCGAATCTGAATACAAACGGAGTGCTTGTTTTGTCGCCGTGTGAATCCAATTCGTAAATCTCCTGTGCTGGCAGTCCGAATGTTACCAAGAAACGCTTACCTAACGCATAATCTGCATCAGTATTAGACAACGTGCTAACAACAAACGGAACACCCCAAATCTCGTAAAACTTTTTAAAAGCATCGGCAATTGTGTTTTTGTCGAATTGCAACACTTCAGACATCTCCTGCATCTTTGCAAGTGATTCGGAATTGCTTGATGTTCGACATACCCACTGCGTGCCTTGTAAGTTTTTGTTAAGCTTTGCAATGAAATCAATGCCAGTTCCTATCCAAGAAAATATCTTATTCTGTGAAAGATACTTTTCCTCGGCAGATGTAACGGCAACATCCGTAAAGGGGAAGTTGCCAAGCATATACATTGGATGATAGAACGTAAAGGAGTATTTCGTCATTCCCTTTAGCTGGGAATTGTCTGAAACCATGCCTTCGCGTACTATTGTTGGCGGGTCAACGAGCACATATTTTACGCCGTTGTATTCAATATATTCGGACATCGACACGGCCAAGGTGTTATCTATGTAATAGACATCACCTGTAATCTTATCGCCCAAAGACATAACGATACTATCAGCCGTGAACTTTGTGAGTTCAAGGTCGTGAAACGCTGTGCCGTCTGCGTTATAGATTGGCAATGCGATATTTCTTCCTAACGTATTTGAAGCCATCTGTATATTTTTACAAATGCAAAGATAATAACTAATATTGATAAAATCAAGGAATATCTGTAAATTTTAGGAATTTTTGTCACTTCCTTAACCGTTTCCTTGTATTCCGTAACAACAGAATCACGCCAGCATGTGTCATGTCTTTCTACAATCCTATCCCGCCAGCGTGTCTTTTCCTTGTATTTTGTCTGAAAAACCGTATCACCTTTAACCTTTACTTCAAAGTACACGCTATCGGTTGTTTTGTCAATCAATGTGTCGTGTACTGTATTGGTGATATAGTGATTAACGTCGCGGTCACGGTACTCAATCTTTGTCTTTGTTGCACAGGAAGCCAGCATCATAACACAAAGTGCTATAAGACAGATTTTCATTGTCTGCCAAAAGCACCCTGTGTTACCAATGCTATTATTCCAAATCTTTGTTACGTACTCGTCTTTTGTCATTGTGTCACGTTTTAGGTTGTTTCATACACAACATCCTTTCCACGTAAGCTAACTAAGAGGTCTAACGTCGCGTCGATATGTACGAGGTTGATATTTGTTCCATCGTCAACAAACATGGCCGTATCGCCGCCTTTAATAACACCAGCAGCAATATTAGCACCTTTGTATTTGATGTTACGTGCGCCTTTGCTTGAAATGTTTAAAGTTGCATTTTGGGGAACATCGTTTGCGAACTTAATCGTAATGACATCACCAGCGGCAGCTTTGTAATCAGCAATCGTAACCTCTTTTGCAGCAGTAGCGGCAGCGGTAGAACATGCGCCATAATAAGTGTGTCGTTTGTCGATAATATCCTTGGTAGCACCGCTGTTAATCGCACCCCATTGGGCTTGATTAAACTGTGTGTTGCTAAGTGAAAATTCGTACACCCATTCCTCGCCATTGAACTTGTAACGCTTATAGAACATGTTCCCATACTCGTCCTCGTCCTCTACGTAGCCATAATCGTTATCGTCGGCATCGGTGACTGCCTGCAACTCCTCGAGTGTTTCATACGTTCCTTGGAAAGTTGCCGTGCTGGTCGCAATAGCCGTTGTTACGAAACTCATGTTTACAAGGGGATTGAGAACAGACGTTCCATCGGGTATTAATGCTTGAATATCGCCTTGTTCAAATGCGGCGACACCGCAAGGGCGCATCTCGTTGTCGAAAATCTTTACGTAAATCATATTCGTTTTCTTTTTAAATTATTATTAGATGTTTTTGTATTCACTTGTAGCATCGAATGAAGGGCAATCCTTCTTCGCAAAATCCCTATGACCACGAATTTTTGCGTTTGGATATAACACCTTTAGTTTTTTAAGCAACGTCAGTAAGGCGTACTTTTGTGCTGGTGTACGTGTGTCCTTTGCTTTCATTTGCTTGTCACACCCGCCCACATAACAAACGCCAATAGAAAAACTATTATGACCTTCGCAATGTGCGCCACTAACGTTTACATCACGGCCTCTTGAAACGCTGCCATCCAACATAACCACGTAATGATAACCTATAGTTGAAAATCCACGCTTCTTATGCCAATCCGTCAACTCCTTTATTGTTGTTGGCCGTCCTTCGGGGGTCGCCGTGCAATGCACAATGATTTCCTTGATATTGCGCTTAGACTTTATAAGGGAATCTGATTGTGAAAGCATAGCAGCCCAAGTCTTTTCGCCAACGATGCCGTCAGCAACAAGGCTGTGCTCACGCTGATATTGCTTAACGGCCTCCTCGGTTAAGTCTCCAAAGATGCCATCATCGTAAAGATGAAGTAACCTTTGCAGGGTCTTTACATCTTTGCCATGACAGCCTTTTTTTAATAATATTGCCATACTCCTAAATGTTTTCGTTTAATTCATTAATGTTTTCTTTGGCCGCGAAACTTTCATCATCAATATCTTCCATAAGACTAACTTTCGTGCGGCGCATACAGCCCGCTACGCCGCATAAGAAAGGGGAGATACAATCAAGCCTGCGACCTAACCGCGCAACGTCCTTTTTGTATTCAAGGTCTATTTGCGTCACCTTTTCTTCTAACTGTCGGTATTTTTGTCGCATTTCGCGGTTTTCTTTTCGTTCCTCATCGCGTTCATCCTTGTAGTGGTCGCGCTCTGCACGCACCTCGCCCAACGTTCTGTTGACATCGGCAAGTGTTGTGTTATAGTACTCCTGTGCCTCTTTGTTTGCTTGAGCTTCTGTTTGCTTTGCCTCGCCGTTAGCCTTGCGCCTGCTGGCTCGCCAATGCAAAAACCACCCACCACCAAAGAATATCGTTACAAGTGTATTGATAATGCTATAAACTTCCATATCCATGACATACCTCCTTTCTTTATGACATACCTGTACTTGCTTGGTTATCAACTATTTCGTCAGAACGGTTTACGCTCATATTCTGAGCCTTTTCTGCGTCCATAGCGGCCTCCTGCGGAATAAGCTTTCCGCGTTCAGCAATAATGCGCTCCTCTTCGTCGGGTGCTGCATCGGGTGACTTTTCAATAATTGTTTTCATCGAAAGCCACTTAGCCTCCATAGCCAAATTGGTAATCTTAGTATTGTTGGTTTCCAATGACCAAGGAATAATCTTTGTTCCAACGCGAAGTTTTCCGTATTTTTCGGTTCCGTTTGATTCCAAATCCAACCCCTCTTGGTGTAAGTAGAACATATCATTTACGAAACGTCGCCAATCCAATGCGGATTGCGTAGCAAGAGCATAATCATTAGACATGGCCAAAGCAATGCCGTTACCGCCGCTGTTGGATGTTGTTATATCCTTGGGTGTGATGAAGGATGTAGAACTGAATAGGCTGATTTTCTCTTCCAGCGTTTTCAGATAAGCGTCCATCGTCTGAGGTTCGGGGAAATCCAAAACTTTTGCATCTTGTTTTCCCTGTGTCGTATCACTCGAAAGATTGATGATTAGTGTAGAACTATCACGCTTAAACGACTCGGCATCCATTTCGCCAGTAAACACCAGCGCAAACGTGCCGAAACGCTTTAATGCGATATTCTGAATATTCGTCATCAACTCCCAAATTTCAATCGTGCTTTCTGCATATTCCCATGCCACTTTGCCGCGTTTAATCAAAAGCGGACAGCGTGAGAATCCATGCTTTTCAGTTGTTACCGTCCAACCCGTTTCGGTTTGCATACAACGATAATGGTTTGTTGCATCGTATGTGTCTATAATTGTCTTATTTTCAATCTCATAGACAATTGAACGAGCAATTTCCATGTTGTACTCGTCATAGTTTGGTACTATCTGATAGCCATCCTCGTAAGAATATGTAGTAACTGCATATCTTCCACTATCTTTGTCGTATTGGAACAATATACCACAGTTGCCAAGCATTTTGCAGATGTTGACCGACTGACCAAACCACCAATCCATGCCGCGTGCAGTCCATTCACCTTTAACATCTTCAAAAAATTTAGTACCACCGCCGTCAATATCTGACTTGCAAAGCGTAAATTCAAGAGGATTGTTCGTCAACGAACGGCAATGTGCAGAGTGAATAAGTTTTTGGAACGATGCGGTTTGTGTCAGTTCCATCATGCCGTTCGGTATCTCACACCCATCAATGGAAACTTTGATGTGCGGAATGCTCTTATTTAGTATAATATGGTGCAAGTCAGGCCAATACTCGGTCATGTACGTGTCTTGTGAAATAGGCTTCAGCGACAGGTTTGCGAAACCCGTCTCCAACTTTGTGTTGTTTAGGATTTCCTTGCCCTCGTACCCGTGCGCGTTCATATTTCCACCGCGTGTAAAAGGCTTCATCTGCATCAGCCTTTCGGGTTCTTCGAGAAACCATTTAATATCGTGTAATCTAATCATTATATAGAACTTAAAATATTTAGTATATTGCTTGCATTCCGTATCTTTCTTACACGGTGTAATCTTGTATCAACTTCTTGCTGGCCATTTACGTTAAGCAATGCCAGCATATCATCAGCCTGTACCTGTTTTTTTATAACGCCAGCATCCTCTTTAAGCATCCTGTAGCAATCGTAAATCATGCCACCGCAGGCCAAAATAATATTATCCAAAAGGTCGGGTGACATTCCTTTAAGAATTGATTTCATCTTTTCCTTTGCCATCATTTCTATGCGTCCATTCGGCGTTTTACTGAATTGGAACACGCGACGCTCAAAGTCCATGTGCTTTAGAATTGTCGTACCTCCTTGGCGTTTCATGTTTTTGTGATTATATCGCGCTTCTGCGAGGCGAGGCTCGTAATGCACCAAACCAGCTTGTATCATCTGCATGGTAATATGTGCGGCCTCGTCTTTCGTTGTCCTAAAATTCGCCTTGCCACGATTAGACGGCGACGTTGCGCCGCTAAAAAGTACAGCCCTTGGGAAACAGTCTTTTAAGAATCCGAATCCCTGTACGTCAAGCACCATTTCTTTCTCCTGTAGTTTGTGCTTATCCCTAAAGCGTATGGCATTAAGTACGGCATCTGTATTGGTATTATCCATAGAATACTGAATATCACGACATACAAGGCCGTAATGTGACCACACCTCCCAATATTCAAATATCAGATTATCAAATCCTGTTGTGGCCATATCCATAGTCATAAAGCGTTTTACCAATTCGCTATTTGCAGGTGCTTGCGACGGTCTAAACATGCGCTCTATATCAAAGCTGGATAATTCAACATTCAAAAGGTCATCGGAGTTTTCCTCTTCGTCTGTTAATGAATAGTTCCAATTTTCAGCATAAGCGGATGCGGCGGTTGCCGAGTTTGCGGCCAAACCACGATAACCCTTATTCTTTTTCAGCATCTTCTTATTGTCGCGTACATTAAACGTGAAAAATGCCATCGAAAGAATAAAGTCCTCGTATGTCATGTCGGGGTCTTGTTCAAGAAGCTTATCTATGTGGTCTTTGCACTTTTCGTAAACCTCTCTTTTTGTTCTACCCCAATAGGTCTTATCCACGTCACCGTCTTGCATATTGAAATACATAACAACGCCATCCATTGACTTGTCAACTGAGCCATCGTCATTTATCCAACCGCCGCCATGTTCGCCTTTGCCGCAAAGCTTTCGCAAGAAACATTCCCTTTCGGGGTTTTGTGCCAAGAAAATCTGCGCCTTTCCGCTGGAGTCACTACGCAAACGCGGGAAAAATGATGTTATTGTGCGCCATTGGAATTTGTTACACTCGTCAAAGATAAGCTTCTTTGCCTGCAAACCTTTTGCTATTTTATCAATAACAACAGGGCTTTCATTATCAAGCTGTTGGAACTTAATCTCTGAGCCGTTGTATAACTTTAAACCCATGTCCGTCTGATTGCGTATGATTTCGCCTATTGGGTCGTGCGGCTGACGCTGTTTTGCCGAACGGTCAATCAGAGGGTACATTTTCTTTAGTGTATCGTTTACTTTACCTGCTCCCCAAAAGTCGCCGATATTACGCATAAAGCAAACGATTTTCGCATTATCGTTTAAGGCAAGGTGTGCGATTGGGGCATAATAAAGTGCAACTGACTTACCGCCACCTGTACCACCAGTGAAGCAAACGATGTCAGCACTTGAACGGATAGCAAACTTTTGGTTGCCATCCTCTAAGGGTGCTAATACAATATCGTTACGCTTTCTTGCCATAAACAAATTTAATTTAGAAATTTCTTGGTGCAAAGATAATCACGTTTTTATTATATATGTACCCGTATCAAGTAAACTTTGTGTCTTTTACGTCAATGTTCACGAAGAAGTCATTTAAGTGTATTTTATACCCGATACAATATTATTATATTTGCAGCCAAACAAGAGATTGTTTCACATTTTAATAGTAGAAAACTATGACAAAAGAAGAAGCTTTACAGAAAGTAAATGACTATTGTAACGAGAAAAGTTACACTAATGCGACACTCACCGATGGTTTTAAAGACAAATTCGCCGAACATCTGGCAAAGCGTTATCCCGACGCAGCAGCCGATGACGAAACCGCGTTAGGCGATATGAAATTCGCCCTCAATTCTGCTTTCAGCGGCGCAAGTCTTATTATCACGGATAAGGCAAGGGAATTTGAGACGAAAGAAAACGACTACAAAAACCAAATTGCCGAGTTGAACAAAAAGATTGGCAAGCAAACACCCCCGCCCACACCTCCAGCAATTCCAAAGGAAGTGCAAGACCAGTTGGACGAGTTGAAACAATTCAAAGAGGCCGAGTCGAAAAAGACGAAAAGTGCAGCTGTAATGGAACTTGCCAAGAAGGGTATTCGTCCAGACTTACACAAATCTTTCGAGTCATTCGCAAAGGATTTTGATGTTAAGTTGGATGTTGATGACAAGACACAGGCCGACGGACTTGTAAACCGATTCCAAGAGATATTCAAGGATTCTATCGGTGATATTAAGCCGCTTGCACCACAAGTTACGCAGAAACGCGACGAGGAATATCTTGCATCAATACCTAAAGTCAAGATTTAAACAATATTTTTTAATAAATTCTTAAAATCATGGTAACAAACTTAGCATTTTTCTTTGAGACCTCACGCAAGGTACGTGGTGGCAAGTTTGTTTGGGTAAA